GCAGTACGGGCTTCAGCAGCCGCACTGCGTTCGCTTTGAAGCTGACGCAATTTCATCAACTGCTCGGCTTCTTGGAGGGCTTGAGCGTTACGCTCAATCTCCTGAGAACCTACAAAACCGCTACGGAAAGCAGCGCCAGCTTCCTGCGGCTGCCCAGCAACCGGGTACGGAGTGTATTGATAAAGCGAGCCGGACATAAAACCCTCCGATACCTATGGTTAGGCAAACAACCCTTTGCGATTACCGCCCAAAGCGCCAGCAAGACCGCCGATCCCTCTAGCTAAACCGGCCTCATACTCACGCTGCCGCCGCTCAGCATCGCGGTACGCGGGGAGTGCCATGGATGCGGCACCTGCCGGGGCAGTGGTCGGCATAGCCGACAGGCCAGCCTGAGTGGCGCCTGCGGCACGGGCATACTCAGCAGGGATGGAAGCCGCACCAATACGGGTACCCTCGATCAAGGCCCGGCGCACATCCTCGGGGCTACGCAACCCGGCTTCACGGATGCGGCGCTGCAACGCCAAGTTGGCCTGACCAAACGCCTGCTCAGGATTTGGGGTGCCTTGCTGCAAGAGCCGCCGTGCCTCACGAACACGAGAGTCAAACAGTTCCCGGTTGGTCCCGGCCAGAGAAGCGGTCTCATCCACGAAAGCACGCTCCTGGGCAGTCAGACCCTCGGGCGGCTTGTTATACATCGTCATCGCCAACTGACCAACGCTGGCCAGACCGGCGGGACTAGCAAGACCGGATAGAGACCTGCCGATACCCTCAGCCGTGGTGAGGTCCACCTTTGTACCACTGCCGGTAAGCCCGCCGAAGAAGCGTTCAACACGAGTACCGGTCGGGGCTGCCGCCCCACCCGCACCGCCGGTAGGAGCAGCAGCGGAGCCTATACCTCCGGCAGTAACCCCTTCAGTACCCCCGGGAGAAATAGCTACACCAGGGGTGACCGCCTCTGCGGCTCCGTATGCGGGTGTCGCAGCCCCCTGGTACCCGGCGGCAGAACCGAAGGACTCCGCTCCTCCATACTCAGCAGGTGCTGCCATAGTGTTTGCTGCTACTTCAGCACTTAATGCAGGACTAGCAACATTAGTAGAAGGACCAAACAAGGCACCCCGTGCTGCCTCGATACCATCCCCCCGGATAAACCCACCAACGGTACCGGCGGCTCCGCCAATCGCTGCACCGCGTCCGACATCACCAACAAGGGAGCCGGAGAGTGCACCAGTAGCAGCGCCGTAAAGACCGCCAGCCATGGTGGAGGCCACGAGTGGAGACACTGCAAGGGAAGTACCAATGGCACTTGCAATAACAGGGACTGCAAAAGGTAGGGCAATAGCCGCTACGACGCCGATGGCAGCGGCAAGGTTCTGATTCCCACCAAAGGCCCGGCTCACAGTGCCGCCCCTGTTCACCCCGAGTGCACGTGATACTCCTTTAGCCATACTCGCCTCCTACAGCGTCATGCGAACGTAAGAACAAGAGTTAGTAAACCCAAACTTCCGAAGGTATATCTTGGCTAGTCTAGGTTCCGCGTAAGTATCAACACTCTTAGCTCCGTTGGCCCTGAACCACTCCAAGATTGTTGGCCAGAACAGTATCTTGAACTTGGTCAGGTCCTTGCCCGCTAGTGTCAAGATACTAGCAGTTTTGGTGCCTTCTACAAGCCCAAACTGAGATACCAGTACCATGGCTAACTTACCCCCGGCAAAGAACCCAAAGATATGGGATACCCCATGGATAGCCGTGTGCCAGATGTAGTCGGTATCAACGGCAAACGGAGAGTCGCTACCCCCCGGTACCGGCACCATATCCACAAGTGGCTTGATCTCCGGCCATAGTGCCTCGATCCGCTCCGGGGACAGTAGTTCTAGCTCACAATCCATCTCAGTCGTCAGACTCATCGCTCTCTTGCTTGTAGCTTGACAGCATTTTGTCAAAGAACTCAGTGCCTTTGGCACGGACAATATGAGCCGGGATTACGTATTCACCCTCGTGAAGCTGAGCAATTACAGCCTCATCATCGGACTCTTTCTTTGACAGCATACCGCCCTTTTTCAGCGATGGCATCTGACCCGGCATCATACCACCAGACTGTAACGCGGCCCCCATGAGAAGGAGGGTGAAGATCAAGCCGGAATCAAATTGTTCGCTGATTTCCTCAGGGCCAGCCAGTCCACGCTGGATAGCGATTTGCCGGAGTTGGGGGTACAGGGCTGGGTTCTGAGCCGCAGCCTGAGCCATTTGAATCATCATGTTCAGTTCTTCTACGGTCACACCGCCAGACTGGATAAGCTGCTGAAGGGCAGCCACCATCTGTTGAACCTGCTGTGGGTTCTGCTGTACAAACCGCTGAACTTCCGTAGGAATCTGTTCGGGCGGCAGCGATTGTGAGATCGCACCCGGAGGAGCCAGCCCTGGGGCTCCTCCCATAGGAGCCCCACCCATAGGGGCTCCGCCCATCATCGGCATACCGCCGGGACCAACCATGCCGCCCACCTGATAAGATGGCATACCCATACCGGCAGTATTAATACCACCGTTCATTGGCATGGTTGTCATAGATGACCCCACATTAAGGAGGCTCGCCAGAGCCGGGGGTAGGTCAGGCGTGGTGGAGTATGGCATCATAGCCCCCATATCAGGCCGTATCGGCATACCGCCGGGACCGACCATCCCACCCATCTGGTACGTGGGCATAGCAGCGGAACCCACCCTACCGCTCGATGAAGGTAAGGGCCCGAGGATGCGTTCTTTGTAAGTAGGAGTTCCGGGCACACCAACACTAATACCAATGGGGTTGTCGAGGATGCGTTCTTTGTAAGTAGGAGTTCCGGGCACACCAACACTAATACCAATGGGGTTGTCGGGGGCACCAAGATCAGCTTTGAATGAGGGCCCGAGGATGCGTTCTCTGTAAGTAGGAGTTCCGGGCACACCAACACTAATACCAATGGGGTTGTAGGACCCAGCGTAGAAGGCTTGATCGCGACCTAGCTGGTCACGGCGCGCGGCTTCTACGTCATAGGCGCTAGAACCAATACCATATAAGTTTTTAGACCGGGCCATTAGCGGAGACTCCCCTTAATAATGCTGCCGACCAAGGGCAGGTCAGATGCGGAGGATGTGTAGGCCATTATGACCCCCTGAGTTGGTTGACGAGAGTGGTGACAACAGCCCGCAAGTTAGCCACATCCTGAGCGAGCAGTTGGAAATCGCGGATTAAAGCAATATGGTCGTTCAGGGAAGCAACCTGAACATTAGAGATTGTAAACCCGCTACCCTGAGCGGATAATCCCTGAAAGTTTGCAGCGGGAGGAGCCTTGGTTGTGATGGATGACCGCAGGATAGCAGCACTAGCCCCATCTTCTTCGTTGCGAATCCCGGCCAGCAGCTCAACATTCTGCTTCATCGTATCGAGAACACGATACTGCCACTCATCAATGTTACCCTGAGGAATATCTGGGATACCTGTAAAGCGTGGCATTACACTGTCCTCAAACCAATCGGGGTGTCAGCAAGATACACCGCACGGATACGGATCAAGCTCTGAAGCTCTACCTCAAACGTGTCAGATTTATACCCAGCCGGAAGGCGGAATATACCATCATTAGATTGCGTCGTTGTAAAGATCAGGTTCTTGTCAACGTACAGCTTGAAAGTAACGGGGTCAGTAGCGTTCCACAATTCTTCGGTGGCCTCCCAGTTAGTATCAACGGACTGCCACAAAGATGACCCGGGTACACCGGTATAGTCAGCAGTAATCCGCGCTGCACCCACATTCGTGAAGTCTTTAGTGACGAAAGTCTTTGACTTCCAATACATTGTGGAGTTCGGCTGCGTCAGATCATCCCACCTATAAACGTCACCATCAACCCCAGCGGCTACGTATAGGTTGTTAGTGATTGGATCATACCATGTGGCGCTGAACGCAAAGTCATTGTCCACGAAGGTCGGTGCAGAACCTCGCGCTTCCCCGGGCTCATATACAATCGAAGCCGTAGAATGAGACGCGATGTAGGTATCTTTATAGGCTGTTCCAACCAGTGTGCTTGGGTCAAGCGCCGCGTTCCAAGTATCGCTACTGTGAACATACCGGGTGAACAACTGGGCAGAAGTTGCAGGTGAGTACAGCACAAGGCCATCATGCGTGGCATAGACAACACCAAAGCTAGTCTCAACAATGCTGCGGCGATTCAAGCAGGGATACCTAGCCGACAAGCGCGCTTGAGACATAACAGCCGGATTAGAACCTGAGAGAACATACGGGTAGTTCTCCGTCAGCACCAGCAGGTTACCGCCGATCTGAGCCAGCCCAACAATGTTGCTATCGAACGTCCTGATATAAGAATCAGGCCACGCATGGAACACACCGGGTTCAGATAGATAGAGAGTGTTACCAACAAATCCAGCCAGGATGCTGTTCTGAATAAGGGTCAAACCTTCCAGGTCACCCGGCGGCGCATCATACGTGTTGGAATCCAGAATCTCGGTTAGAGACCTGAAGTTAAAGTCATCAGTAAAGGTGAAGTCACCACCGTCGCCCCAGTACCGTGCCGTAGAAGTCGGAGGGTCTTCAGACACATCGTAATACAGATCACCAGTGGCCGCAGTAGAAGCTACGTTACCGGCAGTCTGAGCGTATTTAATCGTGTACTGGTCAACAACTTCGGTGACTATACCGCCGGTAATATCGAAAGAAGCTACGCTACACCCACTGATCTTAAACCGGTCATCCTCAAACAACTGGTGAGGATACGTGAACTTTACTGTCGAGACGTTGGAAGTACGCTCCACATTACTGACAGAGTTCGGGAACCAAAGTGTCTTTAGTCGGAAGTAATCCGCATCCGTGGTGCCTGCAAGAGTGCGGTAGAGGCGTATTCCACGGACAAAGTTACTGCCAGACGGCGGCACAGTCGGGAGGGTGGCAACCGTAACAATCTGACCTTCCTTGATAAACAACGCATCAGAAGGCTCAGAGCCAATCGACTCCTCCTCCCAACCTGTGTACCAAGTATATAGATAAGACCGGGCCTGAATCTGACTACCAAGGTCAATGCGACCATCTGTGTTGGCTGTAGTCGTGACGATAGGGCCGGACGAGAAGTACCGGATCGTAGTTGAGTTGATGACCGTCACTTCAGCAGTGGTGTTAAGATCACCGATATCCCAGCGCACATCACCTGAGGTAGAGCCTGAGGCGGTATCCGCACAGGTAAAGGTATCAACACCCGTCACTGTAATCGTGTAAACATTTGATGTGGCAGTACCAGAAGTGAAACCGAGTTGAACCTCTGCACCGCTGCTTAGACCGTGTGCTGTAATTGTAACAGTAATCGTAGTCCCGCTGCGACTGTAAGTACCTGTACGGAAAGAAAACCCGGAGATGGTAACAGCAACCCCAGACTTCAGATTATGTGGTGTGCTGGTAACCAGCGTGACGTTGTTGCCTGCCGAGCGAGCAAATGAGGATGTAGATACCGTTGAGAACGCGGTAGCCGACGCAGTTGGCTTAACCGTAGGGAGTGGCAGTCCCAACTCATAATAGTTGGTTGGATACGGCGCAACTCCTTGGGTAGCCAACTCGTATGTACTGACTTTTGGAATACCGTCACCCGTGTAGTAGAACCGTTGTTCACCAAGGGTATCCGTGGCGGGCGTTACGATATCAACCACATCGTTCCAGCTAAGCCAGACAAGGGCGTCAGTGTCCGGGTCACGAAGGGCGTATAGCGTACGGACAGTACCCGTACGCTGAGTATCAGCCACAATAGTAGGCTGCGGATAGGGAATAAGATCACCAGAGTATAGTTTACAGTTGCGCGCAATTTGAGCAGCCGTATCCGGCAGCAACTCCGAAGCATTTTTCGGGGCTGTACCTAGAAACTTGGTGATCTTAATCGCTGACACTGGGATTACTTCTTTGCTTTCGCCAAGCACTTACCAGCAGCACGGCATTTGCCCGGAGTCGGGCAGCCGGGGCAAGGCTTAAAGCCACCCACCATACCGCCCTTCTTGTAGCTGGCCATACCCATTTTGGCCTTACCGGCCATAGGCTTACCCTTCATCATGACTTATCTCCTACAAGTTTAAGGGCTTCAGATTCGACTTCTTCGACACGGCGAAGCCATCCCTTGCCGAATGTAGCATAGATCGGGAGAGCTTTGTAGAAAGCCCTGCGCTCATCCGAAAACTTTTTCACCAGCTCAGCCGAGTCCTCTGCGTTTACCAGGGCAAGCGTCTTTGGCCCAATAGCACCGTCTGGTGTGGCTCCCACAGCTATCTGAAGCAACTTCGCCGCTCGGCCCGGACCCCCGTTTACCGCCATATCGAACACTACCAGATCGACCCCGGCAGCGAGGTCATCGCACCTAGCCTTATCCCAATAGCGCGTCTTATACAGATTCAACAGGTGTTCCTGGGGGATATTCCGCAGTTCTTCCTTACTCACATCCCGACCCAGATACTCCCTATAAACAGCCAGGGTCACGCCCTTCATAGTCGCGCCGCCGGGATCATCCCTGTGGTCTGACCAACCTCCCTCGTGATGTAACACCATCTGTAGAGCCTGTGGGAAGTTACCTTTCATTTACGTGCCATCCTGTTCATCGCTTCGGTCTTCTCTTTGGACCCGGCGGAAGAACCAAAGTAATAGGCAACCACGCCACCCCAGGCGGTCCCCAGGGTGCCAAGCATGACCAACATAGCCTCAGACCCACCGTGCGTAGGAAGACCGTTTTTGAGCATGTAGAACAGCACCCCAAAATACCCGGCTGTGATTAAGCCAGCCAAGATACGCGGTGTCCAATCTTTTGTGTCAACCTCGCGCTTGCGTGCACTATCCCGGTCGGCATTAGCAATGCGCTCTAGGTCAATATCCAGCTCGCGCATCTTGACCGCGAAGTCCTGCTCAGCCTGCTTCAGCGCGAGCAGTTGTTCTGGGGTGGCCTTGGCCGCAGCTTCAGCAAGCTCCTGCTCAGACCCATCGGGCTTGCCTAGCAGAGCATCCGAAATGGCACGAGTAGCCATACCCGCCAAAGGGCCACCAACAGCACTCGCAATGGATGGCGCAACAGTACGAACAAGGTTCAGAAGCTGATCCATCCTATCTCTCCAACATGAAGCTGAGATTTGGGTGCCGTGGGTAGGTTACAGTCCGTTCACCTTCAGGGCATTTATACTTAATGGTAGCTAACAAGGTTGCTCGACCAGGAGCAATGGTTTCCTTATCTGAGATATCCAGCAAGTAGGTAAAAGTGTCGATCTCAGGGCCTGCGGGGCCGGTAAATCGGGTCATACTTGGGGTAGCAGGGTGGATAACACCAGCGCCGTCGCGCACCGTCACCTCGAAACCCTCAACGGAGCAGTCATCACGCTTCTTGACCCTGGCTACCGTCACGGTCACTGGCTGCCCGATCTTAGCATCGACAATTCTGAAATGCTCAGGAGACCAAGCAATGATCTCATTCTTAAACCACCCAAACTTCTCACCAGCCGTATAACCGCCGACAGCCAGCGCGAAGCTGGCCGTGAGGAATTGAACGACAGGGGTAAGTTTAGGTAGCTCCATGGCTAATGTATCTTGAAGGCGATACCGGCTAGGCCGGTGATGATAGCACCTGCTGCAACCATAAGGATTGTCTCAAGCCGCTTTAGCCGCGCATTGATGGCCTCATAGCGCAACTGACACACAGCCTCATGTGAATTTAAGCGAGCTTCAGTTTCGCTGATCTGGACCATCATCCTACTCCGCTGGCGCGATTGTCAGTTCCCCGGCAGCAACCAGGGCCCGGGCCTTCTCTCGTTGGCACCTTGCCTTTGCTGCTTCGGACATCTTCTTGCGGCTCTCCTCAGAAAAGCCAGCGCTTGCATTTGTTACGACCTGAGCCCACCCATTGACATCAAGTTTTGCGCCCGGCGTCGTCGTGCCGATGCCGACGTTGCCGCTGGCGTCGATCCGCATGACCTCCGTGCCGCCCTCGCTGAACGCGATCTGGTCAGCCGCAGGGAAGAACATCCCGGTGTTGGTGTCGGTGCCCTGCACGGCAGGCGTTGCGGCAGTGCCGTCCGTGCCGCTGATGCCAGTGGAGCCGTTGATAATTACGGGCATCAGGGGGTCTCCTCAGCAAGCCATCAGAACGCACGGCACGCAGTAGGAACCGTCGTCGTAGGTGCAGGTGACGTGGTTGGAGGTGACCTTGGCGACGGTTTTGGCGCGTCGGATGTCGTCACCCTGCGGCTTCGCCGTACCATCGCCAGCGGACATCAGCAGATCGCCCTTCTGGACCACGACGCCCTGCGCGATGCGGATGATCATGTCGCCGGTCATGGCAAGGTTCATGTCGTAGGTGTTCGCCGCGTCGTCGTTGTCCCAGTTGACGAACACGCCCGCGACGTTGGGGTCGCCCTCGACATCCGACACTTTGACGCGGTTCAGTTGCTCGTTCGGCAGCGGGTTGCCTTCGGCGTCGAGCCACTCGCACATCTCATCGAGGTTCGACAGCACAGTTCCCTTGAGAAGGGCCGCGTCGCGCTGCTTCGTTGGGAGTTGCGACCAACGGGCAAGATGGCCGCCGTTGTAGGAGACGGTGCTGCCAGATACCGAGATAGACCCTTCCTGTGTGCCAGCCCGATGAAAGGCAACCAAAGCGCCGTCATTGTTCCTGTTGAAGTAGACGGGAATGTTAACGCCTCGGCTAACAAAAAGAGAAGCCCCGTCGGTGCTTGCCGCCTCAACGCCAAAACCAACAGAAGTGCTTCCAACGCCCAGGATTGGGCTTGTGGCATTTACACAGAAGCCACCGGCAGAGGTGATGCGGGCCTGCTCGCTCCCCGCAAAGCCAAACACGATGCCGCCTTGGTCTGAGCGAAACCGCAGGGCTCCTGTAGGGGCGGTCCCAAGAGCTCCATCAATGCCAATGTAGGCGCGAGTTGTGCCCCCCGTATCCTTCAGCGAGATTGCAGCGTCCGCTGTCTGAATGGTGAGCTTGTAGTCGGGCGACGACGTGCCAATCCCCACATTCCCACCGCTTGTAAGCACGATGTTGTTGCTGGCGGATGATTCATGCTTGAGGTTGGTGGCGGCGAGTGTGGACATGGTTAGACCCCCAGGGCGACCTTGATTTCATCAGGCGTGGCAGCAGCTTCAATCTGATCTTGCATAGCAGAATACTTGGCCCGAATGGCAGCGCGAGCCGCTTCAGCAGCCACAGCATCAATGCCAGGGATTTGCTTCATGATCACCTCATCATACGGCTTGAACTCCTCCGCACGGGCCGCACGGCGCATATCATGCGCGATAGCCTTGGCCTTGGTGATGTTCACAGTAATCATGGCATGTACTCCCACGCACCACGGAAGGTGCGGTCTGTTGGAATGTCAGTCACATCCACGATCTTGTATGGCTTACCCTGTGGGACATCCTTGGCGGCGATTTCTTCAATCGTCAGACCACACTCAGGGGCGGGGATAATTACGGCGACACCGCCTTCGTCTGTGGGGTAGATGATACGCTGGTTCATAAGATTACCTTTCAACGGATAATTGCGACATAAATGTTTGGTTGATCCAAAGCCGTTCCGCCGGAAGAATCTGTATTTACAAGAAAAGCTGAAGTAGAAGAAACAATACCTCCGATATAGCGACCAATGCCAGAGGCATCACCACAAGAAATTAAACCGGCATAATTCACATCTGGCATTGCCGTAGTGAGATTTACTGTGTATCTGCCCGTGCCATTATCCGTGATGGAAGATACATTCCCAGAAGCGCGAATAGCCACCGTGCCGGTGCCGTTAAAGTTTACCCACGCGCGGCAACCATACGCCACCGCAGCAGAGCCGTAACCGGAGTTGAAAGCAAGATTGCCGTTTACGGTAAGAAGGCTGCCCGGCGAACTCGTCCCGATTCCCACGTTGCCGCTGCTGTCGATGCGGAGGCGTTCGGCGGTGTTGGTGGAAAGGGCAAATGCCCCCGTGCCGGAATTGATAATATCGAACTGCCCATTTGTACCCGAGCTGCGAATTAAACGGGCTTCAAAGTCCGTGCTTGCTGCTGAATGCAAATCTATATAAGTATTTCCGTTTCCAGTTCTTGCACCACCAATCTCTATATGTACGTCTCCCGTAGAAACACCTAACCCTGTGGTCATCGTCCCGCCAAACTTACTGCTGCCATTTACGGTCAGCAACGTATCAGGCGAACTCGTCCCGATTCCCACGTTGCCGCTGGCGTCGATGCGTAGGCGCTCAGTGCCGCCCGTGGTTGCCGCCAAAGTATCGGCGGCGGGAAAGTAGATACCAGTGTTGGTATCTCCGGTGGTGGTGATGCTTGGCGCAGCAGCACTGCCAGCAGCAAACTCAATAGTAGAGGCGCTGGTTGTTGTGACCATGGTGCCAGTGGCAGCAGGGATGGTGACTGTGAAGTCACTCGCCGTGCTGGGCGTGGTCAGGGTGACGCTGCCGCCACCTGTGGAGTTGAGCTTTACGGGCATATCACACCACCGTCCAAGTTGAGCCTGAAGGAACGGTCACAGTCGCGCCGCTCGCTACAGAAATTGGGCCAAACGTACCAGCATTCTGCCCGCTCGGGATAGAGTAGTTTGTGTTTACCGTCTGGCCGTTCAGATAGAACATCTGATCCGTGCCACCACCCGTGGCGCCACCACCAATGGAACCCCATGCGGTACCGTTATGACCTTCAAAACTGCTGGTGGTGCTGTTAAACCGCAGATACCCCGTGGCGCCGGTAGGACGTTCGCCGGTGGTTCCCACAGGTACAAGCATAGCATCAGTAGCAGCAATAGAGAATTTGACGCTCAGCGTAGCAGTGCCGATACCAACCCGATCCGTAGAAGCGTCCACGAAAAACAGATTGGCGTCGTTGTCACCCTCGATGCGGGTATCCTTATCAGCACCAGCATCATTGATAACCACGGCACCGTTAAGGGTGCTGTCACCCGTGACCTGCAAAGTCCCGGTTAGCCCGAACGTACCGGTAGCAGAGGCGTTATTAACCTCCAGCTTGTCGCTGTTCAGGTTCGTAAAGTTGGTATCTACCTCAGTATTAGTGAGGGGAGACCCTTTACCTGCACGGGTAACGATGGTGGTCATTGGAACCTCGTTATGCCGAGAGGGTCACGGTCCAAGTGATCTGAAGGGTATCGGAAGCACCCTTATTAACCACGGAGAAAACGGTGCGGCAGAGCATAACGCCAGAGCTAGAAGCGTTGAAGATACCCGCTTCAGTCACAGCTCCCGAGGCTTCGCCGGGATCAAACGTGGTGACGTAGATGATGCTCTCGTTATTCGACCCACTCCGCGTGGCGCTATCAAAAGCCTTGCGAGAACCGAGTGGGGTTCCCAAAGCTGTATCACCTGCGGCAGCAGCCGTAGTACCAGAGCCGAGCCCCATATGGCTCATAACGCCCTGCGATGTGCCAACCATACGGGCAGTGATATGCCCAAGGCCGGTGTTCACCACTAGGTTCTTGATCTCACGGGTTTCCTTGACTTTACCATCAGCACCCTTGAGGACGATAGTGAGGCGCCCCGTCAAGCCTAGCTTTTCAACCGTTCCCATTGCGTCGCTCCTCAAGTAAAGGTACGGGATGCACCCACATAATCCTCAGCAAAGTAGTCAAACGCGCAATAATCCTGCATCCGCAGGTTGCCGCTATCTGAAGCTACCGGCTGCTCTATAATAGCAAGACTAGCTGACAAAGCAACAACATCTGTCAGAGAAGGTGCTTCAGACAGACCCTTAGTAAAAGCCGTTGTTGCGGCATCAGTCAGACTGAGAGCCTCAGTCCGGCTAGTACGGAAATCAAGTGCTGAAGAATCAGCAATAGTTGTCGAGTCAGACCTGGGTTTAGTCAGGTTGATAGTTGTATCGTCACCACTGGTCAGACTCTCAGAAAACGGTTTGGACACAGACCTAGCTGCGGCATCAGCCAAAGTTGCCAGCTCGCTAACAGCCTTTGTATAATCCCTAGTAGCTGTGTCTGATAGGGAAAGAGCCTCGGAAGGCGTCTTACCAACCAAAAGGGCCGAGCTTTCCGAAACAGTACTACTGTCCGTAGGGGTTCTAAACCTTGTCAGTACGATGTTATCAACAAATGCGACCGTCTCAGTTAAAACCTTAGTGAAGTTTATATAGAACGGAACAGCAACATATCCGGGCTCTACATAATCCTCAGCAAAATAGTTCTGCCCATCAGATATAGAAACTGAATCAGAGGGTGAGACAAACTTAAAGAATTGGCCCAGCGTGGTCCGTATGCGGATATAAGGGACCAGCAATGCTGCGCTTATAGTACTAGCTTTGACCGCAGGGTTAGCCACTGCGGCCCTTATTATGGCCCTAATACGGACAATGGTAGGGTCTGCCCTCACGCAAACTGATCTCGTATCCTGAACTTCAGGACATCATACACGGTTTGCCGTACGCCGGAGGAGAAGACTATCTCAATCTCACCATCATAATCACCCGGAGTCTGGTTAAGGTCCGAAGACCCCCAAACCACGAAAGCAATACCTTGGGTTGAGGTTGCCCCGGGGATAGTCATAGCCCGGCTAAGCACCACGGTACCCGTAGCCAAGGATTTTAGGTGCAATGTGGCTGTAGCACCGCTCAGGTTGATAGCTGCACCCGTAGCATCGTCAGTCAGGGTAACCTGAATCTGAGGCCCGGTATCGTTCTTAACCAAACGGATGCGGGTATCGGTTATGCGGGGGTCCATGGGTCACTCCTACGCAAACGGTGGGAACCGCACAGACATGGTACCCCGGAACACACCTAGATTGGCCTGAGCCCGAGCCTCACCCATAGTGAAGACGAACTGCTTGGCATGGTAAGTAGCCAGCTCGCGGTCAGCCCACTCAGTCTTTGGCATCACCAGAAGGTTCTGAAGGGCCGAATGAAGGATTGGCAACTCATACTCGTTAAACACAGATTCTTCCATCTCAAGCGCACTGCGAGATGGTTTGAGGGCATAGATCATGCGGAGGCTGTAGGCTACAGCCGCGTCAGGCGCGGGTAGTACTACATACCGATAGGTATCCACCTGGGCAAGCGACCGAGGTTCAGTCCCATTCTCAGCAATAGCTGTGCTGGTGGTCGAGAGAATCGGCCATTTGGGATAGAGCTTGGTGGCATTATCTAGGGTCAGAATCTCAAGTGGGGTGTCGTTCAGGGTGGCAGATAGGACTGCCTGCACCTGCGTATCATCCGGCTTGTTGAAGGAATACTGATAAACACCCGGGGTCAAGCTAAACGCGGGCTGTTCGTAGCGCCACACCAGGGCACGCTCACAGACGCGAATAGCCGCGTCACGAATATACTGCACCACCAGGGGGTAGGGGCACCCTGGGACGCTTGCGCTGACCTTAGCAGATAGCGTGGAGAAAGGGCGAGTGGCCATCAGCGGTTACCCCCGGCAGGTGGGCGCTCATTATCAAGGATAGCTTGTTGCTGGAGGTCAATCCCCAAAGCCTGCGTAAAGGAATCCAAAAACAACTTGGCGCGGTTGGAGTTCACATGCTCATCATCAATCGAGGAAGCAAGGAACACAACGCCATCAACGACCACACCGAGGTAAGTGTCCTTCAGATACAGGATGGTTTGGTTGATTGTGTACGTTGTAGGTTCAACCACGTACTCCACGGTAGCCGTCAGATTGGCAATAGGCCGGGGATAGAGGAAGAACTTGGTAGCGTTCCTCGGATGGCGAATAAAATTGAACGGTATTCCCGCCGGGTCAGACACCCATTGTGGATAAGCCCGTTCAAGAATTTCCCGCTCAACCTCATTCACCGAATTGTAGTTATCTATATAGAAAATCTGAACAAGCCGGTGAGCATCCGATGGTAGGTCCTGAATGACCGTATTACCGGTGAGCGGAACACTTGTGATATTCGTAAACAAAGTCGGACGAAACACCGCCATCCGCTTTAGCGTCTGATTCACATACCCGACAAGGTCTGTGTCGCTATAGCGATACGGTGATTGTGTATCCTGAAGGAGCTTGCGCGCCTCCACGATTACGTCCGAAGGTGTCACGTTGGCAGACCCTTAGAAGCCTCAGCATTGAGGGCTTCATTAGTATAACCCGGTTCTTCTGGGATGTCAGCCGTAAATAAATTCACAGGTTCGGCTTTCTTGCGAGTGCGTTTAGCGGCTACAGCCTCAATCGCCGCAACCGGGATGAACCGCTCGGGATAAGCCTCCTCCTCAGTCACCTCATACAGAGTCGGGTTCTGAGCCAGGATGGGGTCCCACTCAAAAATCCACCCATCCTTACGGCTTTTAAGGTATCGGATAGTCATTCACTTCTTCCTTCCAGAAGGGGTAACGGGCCACGACTGCCGGGCAGGGCCTATCTTACGCGCCGCCATAGTCTGCTTCTGTGAGGAAGTCATCTTAGCGGCTGCGGCCTTTGGCCTGCAAGCAGGATACCCGCGAGTATCCTTGGCACCGGATCGACCACATGGCTTCCCGGTCTTTACATCAACCCACTTCTCACCAAACCACTTACCGAGACCGCCCTTAGCCACGTTTGGATACCCGGTTGTCCGAGCCTCCCCACGTTCCGCCGCGCTTCTTATACTCCTTGGCAGCCCACGCATTAGCATAGGCGCTCGGGTACACCTTGAACTTGGCCTTAGCCTCGGCCTTCACGCGAGACCAGAGGGAGGGGTTCTTGGGGATCGACGCGGCCATCAGCAATTCCAGGCCCGCAGGCTTTTATTGATGCGGCTGTTGGGATCGTTGGCCGTTTTGGCGCTGGTCAGCTTCTTCTTCATGCCGGTCATTCTTGCACAGAATGATTTTTTGCGCGGGCCACCTTCAGGCTGAGGTGCCTTCAACCCAGGCTTACCAGGGTTAGCGCGGTTATAGGATGCCCGCCCCTTAGCGTTTAGACCGCCCTCTGGGTTCTTACCTTCCTTACGCTGCCATGCAGGGGTCTTGGCCATTAGGCGTTCACTCCTTTGATAACAACGAAGTTGAGCACGGGCGTATCGGACGGGGTAGCTGTGTTACTGAAGTTGGAGACCGCGATCTTGCACGACCCGGCGGAAACAGCAGTAACCGTCACGCCATAACTTGCACCGGTCAGACCAGAAGCAAAGCAGACATGAACCACATCGGTCGCGTCTACGAAGCTATTGGTCAGGGTAAACTCATTGGAGGCGTGCCCTGAAATAGCGGTGGCTGCAAATAACGTGATCTGACCGCTCAGCTTATTGAGCGTGACACCCGTGGTTCGGCTTGTTGCCTGCGTAACTGTGCCGCCGGTACCTGAGCCACCATAACCAAACGGAGCAGTAGCAACAATCTCACCAGTACCGTCAGGTGAAAGGGTCAGGTTCTGGTTTGTAGTAGTGGTAGAGATCACACCGCCATTTATACCAACGCCGTCAGCGACAATCTTACCGGTCCCCTTGGGAACCAGGGTGATACTGATATTGGTATCTGTGCCATCGGCGGTAAACGTGGCGCCCGTAAGATCAATATGTGCTGCTGCATTGACGGTGCTGAACGTGGTTGCAAGCAGAGTTGTGAACGTAGCAGCCGGGATTACGACCGCACCTGTTCCATTGGGTATAATGTTGATATCACCGTTGGTATTCGTAGATGAGATAGTATTACCATCAAACTTTAGGTTATCAACGGACGCTGAACCAGTTCCTACAGACAAAGCAGTAGCAACCCCAGTGCCGCTATACACCACTTTCTCAGATGCCGCTGGACCCCCATCAATATGAAGGAGCTGGCTGTAAGTATCCTTGATCTTACTACCAGTCAGGTTTGTGGGCATCACGTAGCTCCTGAGTAAAAAGGAGAATAGGGGCCTAAGCCCCTATTCATTAAGACACGGTTGCGCTGAACGGCGTAGCTTCAGAACCGGTAGCGATAACAGTGCCAGTGACGCTGAAATAACCAGCAGCCACATCAACAATGTTGATACGCTCACCAATCTTCACCGAGCCGGTCGTGGTGCGGTTCAATGTAATCGTATCGCTCGCAGCCACGGTTCCAAACGTCGTGGCAGTGCCATCGGCGTTATCAACCACGGTCAACGACCCAGACAACACATCGGTCGCATTGGCCACCTTGATCACATGGCTGTTGCTGGTAGCAAGAGCCTTGGTCACAAAGGTGTACACGTTACCCGTACCGGTTGCCGCAGGAAGCGTCACAGTGGAGCCCGCAGCGGCATCCAAAGCGATGATCTTCCCGGCATGGGAAGCAGCGGTCACAGTCAAAGTTGATCCGGCGGAAACCGGAACAGCAATGCTGGTAACCGTACCAACCACGAGGCTATCAACCTTCGCTTCAATAGCGCGTAGGTTAGACTGCGTAATACCCGTATAGAGAGCCATGATCTATCTCCTGTTGGAGATGGGGGCCGAAGCCCCCACCGGGTTACGAACTCGGGATGCTACCCTGATCGGCGCCCATGTTGACCACGGCGAGCTGAACCTTCACACGGGCAACATCAACGCTGTTGCTGTTCATCGTCAGCAACACATTGGTATCCGCCGTGCAGAGGTAAGCAGCCGCGTCAGCGTAGCCGCCAACAGTACCAACCGTGCCATTCAGATCGAACCCGTCGATCCAGAAGTCGGTGGTGCCGCCGCCAATACCAACGTCAATGTTGGCAGAAGCGCCCTCAGCCTTCACAAGCACCGCAGAGCCGTTCAGAACGAACGTACCCTTCGGCAGCGTGCAAAGGACCAGGGTGTCGGTAGAGGCCAGTGCAGCCACACCCGCCGCCGAACGCGCAGCCGCAATCTTGGCGAAGTCAAGATCAATCTCAACTACCGTGAAGCGGTTGGTGTAGGTGGACGGGTATGCCGTCGAGCCCTTATTGAACCCATAGGAGTCAGTAAATGCGGTCATGTCGGTGCTCCTTAGGCGAAGGTCACAACGGCCTGGGACAAGGCTTCAGGCTTCACAACCTTATAGCCATAGACCTGGAGGCCACGGATGATGTTACCGAAGGTCGTTTCGGAGCGGATCGTTTCCATCTCAGTCATCTGAGAAGCAAACGTCAGACCCATCTTCGTACCAGCGATGATGTTGTACTTCCCGCCAGTATCAACCTTCAGGTTGTGGCTGACATACAGCGTGAAGCGGTCCACCATACCAAGGCGACCATTGCGGATCACGGAAACACCGTCACCAACAAGAGAAGCATCCTTCAGCTCGGACTTCTTGATCAGACCAGCCATGCGGGCCGGGATCACCAGGAAGCGACCAGCTTCGGGGCAGTTAGCTTCATCAAGCACGGTGCCCATATCCACAATCAGATCGAGCACGGAAGCAGTGCCACCAGCGCCATCCTTGGACACAGACAGCGGAGAAGCGGTCGTGCCGAGGTTGAACGCGGAAGACACCGCACCAGCGGTGGCGCCCTTGTTACCAGACGCAATGTCCGGCAGCATGTCGGTCAGAACGCGCTGGTCGATCTTGATCTTCATCTGCTCAGAAGCATCCTTGGACCACAGGTCCATCAGCTTCACATCAGACTGAACGCGATCAATATCATCCTCAACGCAAGCGAAGTATTCGCCCTTGTCGATAACCAACTGGAGCTTCGGCTTGTCGGGGTTTTCCACGACAAGGTTTTGCCCCTTGACGTAATCGCGGATCGTGATGTTCGGGGTCGTACGGATATTCACCGTATCACCCTGATTACGAATCTCGCCTTCGTAGTCAGTGTTGGAAATCGCCGCGAGGACCGTGGCGTCATAGAAGTTTTCGATCAGTTTGCCGGACCAAATCTCAGGGATGAAATTCCCCGAGTAGTTGGGACGGCCAGGAGCAACAGGGAAGCTCATAGCTTATCTCCATTTAACCATTTGCGACAATGCGATTCTCCCGCTGTGCGGAAAAGATATCGCGCTCGATACGGTCGCGTTCAGATTCCTTACCCCGATAAACACCCTTACGAACATCATCAAAGAACTTGGCGATATCCTTATGGGAATAGGTCTTCGGTGCTTGTGTAGAGGGGACACTGCCCCCGCGACTACGCCCCGGAGCTACCTGCTTATCGAGTTGGGAACCCACTACGCCCCGATTTGGTTGAGCAACAGATCGACCATTTGAACCTTCCCAGGCAGTGAAGAAAGCAGCAACACGGCGCACATCGAGGTTACGCTGAGCATCATCAAGGTAGGTCTGCCGGGTAAGCCCGGTCAGAGGATCAACCTCAAGCAGCCAACTATGGAAGTCTTGGCTGGCGTTAATA